CGATGTCTGCGACCGAGAAGGTCGCAACCTTCTCGAAGGCGACGCCGAGGGACTGACCAGCAACACCGTCATGGCCGGCCTGAGCGGAGACCCTCAGGCGATAAAGGCCGAGGCTCGCGTGGTTCGTGCTCGTGCCGCTGCCGAGCAGCCAGCCTTCTCCGAAGCCTTCGCCTACGGCGCCGCCAATCACGCCGCGCACGCGCGGTTCACTCACCCTCTGTCCTGCACCCCAGACATAACTCATGGAGTCGGCCCGCAGGAGACCGACGTCGTCGAAGAGAGAGCCGGTCAAAAGAAAGTCGACGCGGCCAGACGGTCCATAGGCCGAGATCATCCCCATCCAACTCGTGGCCACGAACCGGATCGTCGAATTCGTAAGCCCGGTGCTGGTCGAGCCGAAGCGGCTCACTTCTTTCAGGGCGTTGGGCTCGATCCGAAGGATTGGGCGTGAATTGCTGGAGCCTGTCACGATATAGACATGACCGTCCTCGCCGCAGAACAGTGTGCCGGGGAAATTGTTCGGCGTGACCGACGTAACGTCCGTCATCCGCGCCTGGCGGTCCTCCGCCATGGTGCGCAGATTGAAGCGGCGAATACCGGCGGCTTCGGCGTTGCTGCTCGACGAGACGAAATAGCCGTAGCCGCGCCGCCAATCGATCGCGAGGTCGCTGATCTGGTAGGACCCGAAATAGCCGCCTTCGCCCGTCGTGATGAAGTCCAGGAGTTGATAGGGCTGCTGCGCGGCGCGCCGATAGGTGATCTCGGCGGTGATGTTCGGGATGCGGTTGCCGAAGTCGGCGAGCGCCAGATCCTCGAAGACGATGACGCAGAGCCCGCGATGGGCCGGTGCGCGACCGGCGCCCACATCAGCTTCGATCAGCGGATCCGGCAATTGGCTCTCGCTGCCGCGATGAAAACGGAAGCGCAAGTTCGGTTTGGCGACGTCCGGGCTCGATCCGGTCTTGTCGTAGATCAGCTTGCCGTCGGCCCAAATGCGCAGCACGTCCTCGGCCGGGCCCTCGCCGAAGCTCAGCGCGAAGGACGCGAAATAGGAATAGCTGATCGAGGTCTGGGTGCTGCGCCCGCCGCCGCCTTTGCCGCCGGAGCGAGTGCGGGTGACGTTCTGCTGTTCGCGGATCCCGGACGACCAGATCATGTTGCCGGCCATGCGCAGCGTGCCGAAGCCGATCGGGATCGATGCGCCGTAGGCGGAGGACGAGACGGTCAGATCGCCGAGCCGCGGACCCTCGGTGGTGACGTTCTGGCCCTTGGCGGGAAACAAGAGGCTGCCTACGACGGAGCCCACCAGCCAGCCGGCCTGCCAGCCGAGACCGACGGCGGAGCCGAGCGCGGCGCCACCTACTGCGACGAGGATGGCCATGAGAAATCAGGATCCGGATTGGCGAAAGCGAAAGGCGAACTTGATCTTCTCCGGCCATTCGCCGGCATAGGGCTCTTCGATCACCTGCCTGCGGGTCGCATGGGCGTGCAGCAGATGGGGATGGCCGAGCCGTTCGGTCAGGAAGCCGCAGTGGCAGGGATAGGCCTGGTCGGCGAAGACGAGCACGTCGCCGGGGCGGGCTTCCGTGATGGCGACGCCGTCCATGTTTGACCGGAAATGCTCGACGAACCCCTGACCCTGCGCTCGGCGGCTGTAGCCGGTGCTGTCATAGTCAGACAGGTGCAGCGCATGTGCGACGCAGACCACCAACCCGACGCAGTCGATGCCGGAGCGGCTCCGCCCCTGATGTCGCCAGGGAACGCCGAGCCAGCCGCGCGCCTCGGCGACGATCCTCTCAGGGATGATGGTCTCAGCGGGCATCGGGATAGCTCATCATGGCGTCCTGCCCCGGCACGTAGGGCTCGCCGCGGAAGTTGAGGACGTTGGCAAAGCGGGCGATGCAGGTGTCGAGGCGCTTGTCGCAGCCGGGATGAATGCGGAAGAGGTCGCCGACCCGGATCGCGTAACCCATGGGGAGGAACAGCTCGGCGCGGCCCGTCGCCTGGGTCCACGCTTTCACCTCGATCGAGCGTCCGGCATTGGGCCCGCTCTCCCAGGTCAGCACGCCACCGGCGAACCAGCCGTCACTCGCGCGTGGCTCGTCGATCGTAGCCGTGAACACCGCCCGGTCGACGACATCGGTGACGATTCCGGCCCGGCTCCACGACTCCAAGGCCGCAAAAACGGCCGTTCCGTCGGTGGTCTGCTGGCCGACGGAAGTGTCGTAGGCTGGCTGGTCAGCAGCCGTCGTGCCCGCGCCGACGCAGCGGTAGATGCGATTCTCAAACACGGTCGCTGTGCCGACGCCTGTCGTCGTGTCGGTGAAGAAGCCGCTGACGGCGTCGAGCGCGGCATTGCACACCGAGCCGCTGACCCTCGTGCCGTTGAAGATCACACGCAGCTGCCGGACGCCCGACGGCACCAGCGCGTCGGCGACCTGGCGGAGCGTCCAGACGCCGGTCATCGCCTCATTGCCGGTGTCGAGCGGTGTGGCCAGCACAGCGCCCATTTCATCGAGCAACTGCACGCGCAGCCGTCCCTGATCGACGGTGTTGCCGCCGCCATTGGCCCGCCAGCCGCCCACGGTCAGGCGGTAGTCGCCGGCATCGAGGGTGGGCTCATCGAGAACATGGGAGAGATCGACGGTCTGACGCAGCTCGAAGCTGCCGACATTGCCGCCTTCAAGAAAATGCGTGCCTGCCTTCGGACCAAGCGCGCCGCTCGTGGTCTTGGCGGCTGCCGAACCGGAGGCGACGGTCCAGCCGGAAAGATTGCCGGCGTCGAAGCCAGGATTGACGAAGGGAATGCCGATCGTCGTGAGCGCCGATGAGGTTCGTACTCGGACGGTGTCGCCGACGGCATAGGACGTCGAACGCTGGATCTCGGGCGGGTGGATCGGCACTTTGCAGCGCTGATCGCCGAGATCGGCGCGGCATTCCGGGCTGTAGAGCTCGCCGATACGCTGGGAGAGCGCCTGCGTCATGCCGCGCAGCTCTGTGCGGAAAACGCCTTGCCCGGTCAGCACCACCTCGCCAAACCAGCCGCGGCGCATTCGCAGCGCCCCCATCGACGGATCGGCCCAATTGAGCAGGAAGATGCGCACCTCGGCCTGATCGAATAGGCCGGCGCGCAGCTCCTCCTCGGTGATGGCCTCGTCATCGAACACGCCCTCGACGTCGAGATTGTCGACGCTGAGGCTCGCATCGTTGGCGATCGCCGTGCGGGAATAGCCGGAGCTCGCCTCGTAGACATCGCCGTCGAAGACGAGATCGCGGTCATGGTCGGTGAAGAAGAACTCCCGGCCATCCACGCGGGTGATGCGCCAGCAGGTGGCGAGCGTCGTCACGGGCCCTGCCAGGTGAGTGGAGAGCGCTGTCGATGTTGACTTCATGGGCGGATCTCCAGCACCGGGATCTGGCCCCAGCTGCCGAGCTGATAGGTCTCGATGGTGATGTCCATCTGGTCGCTGTCGAAACGGACGGGCACGTCGAACTCGAAATCCGCCGTCACTTGAACACCGGACGCAGGCGCGGTCGTGAAGGTCACGAGCCCTGCCGCCGTGTTTACTGTCCAGCCCGACACCGCCTCGACGCCGTCGCGGTAGATCTTCACCGTGCCGGTGACGGGTTTGGTGATGATGCGCGTCTCGATCTCGCCGCCGCTCGCATAGCGCCTGACGAGCTGGAAGGTCTTGTTGGCGCCATCGCCGACGCCCAGCACCTGCGCGAACGCCTGGTAGTCGGTCCAGTCCTTGAAGCGGAAGCCATAGGCGCGGCCCTTGCGGGCGCGGAAGAAGGCGATCAGCGCCGCGACCTGCTCGCGCTTCTTGAGGCCATGGGCGACGTTCCATTTGCCTCGCGCGGCGGCCCAGTTGGCATTGCGGCGCTCGTGCCCCGACACGGTCGTCACCACGGTCGTCGAATATCCCGGCCCGCCCGACGCCCCGTAGGAGATATCGGGCGGGAACTGCACCTCGTGAAATCCGCTCATGGCTCAAGCCCGTCAGAGGTTACGCCGCGCCCGTTCCATGGCGCGGGCGGCGTCAGCGGCGATCTGGCCTTGCGCGTAGCGGAAGCTGTTGGCGTCAGGCGTCGAGATGTTCATCACCACATTGACGGGAGGGCGCGTCTCGCGGGCCGAACCCATCGCGGCGAGCTGGGAGCGCGACAACACCATCTCGCCGCGCTGCAGGATGGCGGGCACCTCGTCGGGGCGTAGACCGGCCATGCCGCCGCCATGCAGACGCGGCGCACCGACAAAAGCGAACGCCGGCACGAGCCGCTGCGGCACAGGCGCGCCGACGATGCCGCCCGCATGGAAGGTGCCCGACAGGATGCCGCCGCCCCCGCCGAACAGATTGCCGAAGATCCCGCCGCCGCTCCCCATGCCGCCGAGCGCGTTGGCGAGGGGCCCAAGGATCGCCGAGCGCAGCGCAATGCGCGTGATATCGGCCAGGATGCTGTCGGCGAGCGCCTTGAAATCGAACTTGCCGGTGGTCACGAACTTGGCGACAGCGTCCTCGGCCGACCGGAAAGCGCTGGTGAGCGCATTGCCGAGGCCCTTGCCCCAGTTCGCGGCTTCTTCTGCGTAGCGCGCGAGCTCGTCCCTGACGGCGGCCCAGCCCGTTGCGGCCTCGTCAGCCGCCGCCTTGATTTCCCGGCCGGCTTCGCGGCTGGCAGCGGCGGCGCGCCCTGCCGAGCCTCTGGCGCCCGCGCCATCACCTGCCTCATCGCCACTGCCGCCACCAATCGCGCCGAACGCCGTGTCGAGCCGCTCCATCGCCGCAGCAGCCTCATCGATCTGGGTGTTCGCCCCGGCCATCGCCGCGCGGAGCGCGGCGACCGACTCCAGTGGCGCGCCGGCAAGTTCAGCAAGCGCATTCGCGGTTTCACGGGCGCTTGTCGCGGCGCGGCGGGCATCCTCGGCGAAGGCGGAGAACCCGAGATCCGGAACACGGAATGCATCGGTCTCGAAGGCGGCTGCAAAAGCTTCGCGCGCAGCCGCGCCGGCGCCTTCGGCGGCGCCCGCGAACTGGTTTTCGATCCGGCCGAGGTCGATATCCGGAACGAGTCTGATTTCGGTCTCGATGCCGATCGCTGAAAGTGCGGCGCCAATTCCCTGCACCAGGCCGTTGATGCCGCGCGTGGCGCCGTTCAGCATCCATTCGACGGCGGCGATCAGCGCGTTGGCCGCCCGGATGGCAAAGTCGCCGATCGCTGCCGGCAGTCGACTCCAGATCGCCACCATGGCGTCGAACGCGCCCTGGAAGACGTTGACGGTCCGATTGCTGAAAGCGACGACGGCATCGAGGGCGCCCTGTAGCGCTTCGGCGACGTTCGCCTGAATGCCGAGCCAGGCAGCGGAGATGCGGTTCTTCAGGACCTCGACGAGCAGACCGATCCTGTCCCAGACCTCGGCTGCCACGTCGCCAAGAAGGCCGAGCGCGGCGCCGAAGCCGCCGGTCGCCTGCACCAGCCGACCGAACTGGTAGATCAGCTCACCCGCCGCCACGATGAGCGCGCCGATGCCGGTTCGGATCAATGCGCCGCGCAGGAAGACCAGCGCAGTGGCAAGACCGCGAACCGAGGCGGCGGCCACAACTATACCGGCGACCCATCGTCCGGCGATGAAGGCGGCGAAGGCAGCAGCGATCGGTGCCAGACGGCCGATGTTGTCGAACAGGAGCCGAATGCCCTGACCAAGCGGACCGGTCGAGCGCGAGATTGCCGCCAGCGCGTCGGCGACGGCTTCGAGGGCCGGGGCGGCGGCAACGGCGAGTTGGTTCGACAGCCCGCGCCAGATCAGACCGAGGCGGGAGATCGCATCGTTCGTCCGCTCGATCTGATCGGCGTCCTGCTCGGAGACGACCACTCCGAAATCGCGAACGTCCTGCGTCGCCTGCCGAAGGGTCGTCGTGTCGATCCGGGAGATGGCGATGCTGCCTTCCTCCCCGAACAGCTGCCCGGCCACCGCCGCACGCTCGGCCGCGGGCACGAAGTCTTCAATCGCCTGATTGATCCGACCGACACGCTCATCCAGCGGCAGGGCCAGCAAGGCCGAGGCCGAAAGCCCGAGCCGTTCGAGCGCCGCGACGGCAGGACCGGTCCCGGCGGCCGCCTGGCTGAGACGGCGCGTGAGGTCCTTGGTCGCCTGCTCGATGCCGGACATCGAGACGCCGGCCAGTTCACCGGCCCGTTCCAGAACCTGGATGCTCTCGACGGTGGTCCCGAGCGACTGGGCGAGCTTGGCCTGTGCGTCGACGACCTGAAGGCCGGAGCGGATCATGGCCGCAGCGCCCGCGGCGAAGGCGGTCGCCGCGGCGGCAGCCGCGATCTGCACGCGCCGATAAAAGGCCGCGACACGGCTGTTCGCAGCGTCCATCTCCCGCGATAGCCGACGAAACCCTTGCTCGCCGGCATCGCCGATGCCCTGCAACTCGGCGCGGACTTCACGCCCTCCGACCACGGCAAGGCGAACGGAGACGCGTTTCTCAGCCATCTTGATCAGTCCTGATTTGCGCGTTCAGCCCGCGCACCATCATGCCCTCGACCTCGGGCAGCAGTTCCGCGCAGACGAGGGTGTCCACTCCAAGCGCGTGCGCACAGGCGAGAGCGGACGTCATGTCGAGGCCAAGGATCGCACCGGGCACGGCGCGCAGCTGGCCCGTGAGCCGCAAGGCGAGATCCCAGACCTGAAAGCCCTCGATCGTGACGGGGCGGTTCAGGACGGCTGGGCACTCGCCGCAGGTGCGTCCTGCGCTGGCATGACAGGATCGGCAATACTGGTCGCCCCCGCTGAAATGCCATTCGGCAAGGGCGCGGAGCCGTTTTTTTCCGCTTCCAGCAGCAGACCCTTCGAGACGTAGCGCAGCTGGAAGGCTTCGAAGAGCGGCAGGACGTCGAGCAGCGCGTCGATCCCCTCCGGCGTGACCGACACAGGGTTGCCGTCGGCGTCGCCGACGCCCTCCCAGTCCTCGACCACGAGCCGCGCCAGCGCCTTGGCCATGGCGACCGCAATGGTCTCGTTCGAAGCTCGTTCGGGCAGGCTGGTGACGGTCGGATCGCTGCGCGCCGCCGCCATCAAGGATGTCGTGAGCGGACCGACGTGCAGGCGCACGCCGTGGCCGAGATCGAGCCAGCGCGGCTCGCGGGAGAGATCGAGACGGATCATGGATTAAGCCTCACGTGTAGCTGGTGACGTCGTTCAGGAGATGCGCGCGCAGCATCGTGCCCTCGCTGTCGTCGAAGGCGGCGCGCCAGTCGAAGCTCGCCTCGACCCCGCCAGGGCCGGAGACGGCGTATTTGGGTTTGGGCAGGAAGACGCGCGGCAGCTCGAAGCGGAGCGCATAGCCCTCGGGGAAGGTGAAGCCGTAATCCAGTGCGACGGGATCGCCATTGGCGGCCTCGGCGACCAGCGTCGCGCCGTCGAAGCGCACCGACATCGAGCCTTCGGCGGACGCGAAGGTCGGATCGGCCGCCTCGATCTTGCCGTCCTCGCGGATCACCCGCACCCGTTCGAGATTGTTCGAGAAGGTGAGACTGCCGCCGGTGACGCCGGCGAGCGCCGATCCGCCACGCCGGATGAAGCCGCGCCCCTGGCTGAAGCGGCGCAGCGAGAAGGCATCCGGACTGGCGTCGACCGTCGCAGTGAAACGCTCTTCGCCCTGCGCCACCAGCTGCAGGCGAGCATTGGCCGGCCCTTCCTGGCCCATCTCGAAATTGAGGCTCTCCATCACCGTGCCGAGATGGCGGAAGAAGACCGGGGTCGTCAGCTTCGGGTGGCCGATCTCGATCGTGTAGCTCGGGATGTCGTCGGCGCCGCTTTCCCAGACATGGGCATAGCCGCCACCGGTCAACGTCGGGCCGGACACGCTCGCCGCCGATGCTGCAAGGGTGAAGCCGTTGCCAGTCGGGCCGGCCGTGTCGAACACGATCACGAGCGTCTGGGTGCTGGTCGGCCGGGAATAGCTGCATTTGGCCACCTCGACATCGGCCGAGGCGTTGAGATCGTCGACCAGCTGATCGACGGTCTGGGTGACAGTGGCCTGGATCTCGGTCTCATCTCCCGATGGCGTCCCGGAGACGAAGGTCCAGACGGTACTATTGAGCGTGATCGTGTCGCCGGGCGACGGATTGGCCGCGAAGGAAATCGAGCCAGAGGCATTGACCGGCGTCGTCACGGGGTCGCCGAACAGGCCGGTCAGCCAGAAGCCGGTGCCGCGCAGGTCGAACGGGATATCGATCTGCCCCTCGTCGGTGATGAGGCCGCGATAAGGATCCTGCGCGTTTCGCCCCCGTCCCAGCAGCGGGTCGTCACCGAGCGGCTGGGCCGAGGACAGATCGGTCGATTTGAAGTCGAGGCTTCGATAGCCGGTAAGCGGCGCGACCCCATAGCTTGCCTCCCGGCAAGCCTTGAGCGTGGCGTCCGCGCCATAAGCGCGTACCTTGGGCATGGATAACTCCTGTTCCTGAAGATCAGTCGCTGAGCGGATCGCTCACCAGGTATTCGACCGTGACGACGAGCCGGGCGGTCAGGACCGGGGCCGCCCCCTCGATCGCCAGCGCTCCGGTTTCCGGCGCCGACGGCGTCAGGTTCTCGGCGAGTCCGCCGAGGGAGGGATTGATCCTGAGCGCCGCACCGATCGATCCGAGCAACGTGTCGAGCGCCGCTTCGCCTCCGCCCGTCGGATCGCGGGGCACATAGACCTCGATCTCGACCCGGTGGGCGTAGAACTCCGTGCGCGGATTGAGCGTCACGTCCGGCTCGCCCGGATCGCCGTCGCGCAGGATGACGAGACCGGCTGCCGGCACCTTCTCGGGCAGCACCTCGTTGCGACGCACGTTCGCGTCCAACGCGTTGTCGAGCGCCTGGAAGAGGGCTCCGAGGATGGCTTCACGACGGCTGGACACTGGTTTTCCTCAGGCTCGGGGCCAATCCAGGTGATCTCGCCGCACAGAACGCGGCGCGCACATGCACCGGGATGCGAAGAAGGCGAAGGCGGGGCTACCGCCCGTCGACCCAGTTGCCGACGACCAGGCCGGGCAGCCGCTCCTGCCAGCGGTTTGCGGCGGAAGCGACATCGAGCCGCTTTCTGAATGTCACCTGCGGCACCAGAATGAAGATCGGCACGGTCACCAAGCCGCGCCCGCTGCGCATAGCGGCGGCAGTGGCTCTGGCGTATCCGCCCCGCTTCCCCGTCCGCGCCCGCATGTTGTCGGCGACGAGCAGAGACGCAGCGTTGCGCCGGTAGACGAAGCGCAGCCGCTGCCCGGTACGCCGTTCCCATCCGGCGGGCGTAATCTTGCGGCCACCGTCGCCGAAGCGTCCGGCGGCAGCGGTCGGAATGGCCAGGAAGAAACCCTTGGTCGACCGGATGGTGGCGCCGTCTTCGTAAATGCGAATGATGCCCGGCGCCTTCGACCAGACGAGCCCCGCCGCCCGGATGCTGTTCTGGCCCTTGGGGAAGGTCTCGGACCGCCAGGTGCGCGCCAGCCGAGGGCCGAGCCCCGCATTGGTGATCTGCGTTCTGAGCTCGGTCTTGAGTCCCTCCGCCGCCTCGCCGACACCGGCGGTGACAGCCTTTTCGGCCGCCTTGACCTCCTCGGCCATGATGCGACCAAGGTCACCGATGATGGTCGCGGACAGCCTCATACCGGTCTCAGCTCCACGCTCCAGACAAGGCGTTCGCTGTCCCGCACGGGCTCTCCCTGGACGACGTAAATCGCGCCGTCGATTTCGAAGCCATCTGCTTCCGCCAGGCTCGGGGCGTCGCGCGTTCGTACATCGCCAATGATGCTTTCGCTCCAGATGCGCGTCTCGCCGAAGCTCTCGACACGATCCGGCTGTCGCAAGACAATCCGGACGGTCACCGGCGCGCCCGTGCCGCCTGCCCGCCAGATGGCATCCCGCGCGAGATTGGGATCGGCGAAGAGGTCGTCGATCGCCTCTGCGAAGATGCTCATGCTCAGTTGCTGGAGAAGATGCGCACGGCGAGACGCGGCCGCTTGTTGATCGGCAGGATCGAGGCCTCGGTCTTGACCTCGATGGCGCTGCCGTCGGGGCGGGCAATCTGCCGCGCGTAGATCGGAAGGCCGACCGTGTTGACCGTCTCGATCAGGTTGGCCGGCGCGCCGTGGGTGACGAAGGTGTCGAGCGTGCCGAGCGGGAACGCGATGCCCTCGCCGGAGGGGATCAGCGTTTCCGTCGTGCCGGTCGAGAGCGTGACGGTGGCGTTGTACTCCTCGAACAGGATGCCGGCGAAGGGGAAGCGCCGGCGGGTGTCCTCGCGCAGCGGCTGCGCCCCGGTCGAGGAATAGTACTTGTAGGCCTCCTCGACCTTGGCGTGGCCGATCAGCTTGTCGAAGAACTCCGGGCTGACCATCGCCAGCACGCCGGTCATGGTCTCGCCCTTGAGTTCGGTCTCGACCTTGCGCAGAACGTCGCGCACCTTGCCCTGAACCTGGGTGCCGGCGGTGCCGAGCACGAAGTCCGTCTCCAACTGCGCCAGCCCAAACTCGGTGAAGTAGTTGTAGAGCGTCGTGCCGGCGCCGTCCTTGACGATGCCGCGCAGCGCGTTGACCTCCATGTACTCGCGCGTCTGGGCGTGCTTGACCCGCATGCGGGTGAGCTTGCGCTCCATGACGGTGGCGAGCGGATCGGCGGCGTCGGCCACACCGAAGCCGCGCACGCCCTGGATGTCCTGTGGCGTGATCACGTCGTCGTGGGGAATCCACGGCACGGTGAAGGAGCGCATGGAGCGCGTGTCGCGATTGGCGACGGTGGCGGGACCGCCGAGCGGCACGGTCGGCAGGAGGTTCAGCACGCCTTCGGCCTGCTCGATGACGACGGAGCGCTGGGTCACGCCCTCGAAGCGGAAGAGGCCCATCTGCCCGAGCCGGGTGTAGACGTTGGGCAGGATGTTGATGGCCTGGGTCATCTCGGCGAGCGAGTAGCCGCCCGCGTCGAACGGATTGATCATGGCGACCATGGGGTCGGGTCTCCTTGGGATGGAACGGGCATGAAAAGGCCCCGAAGGCGGACGCCTCGGAGCCGGTGACGGGTTGGGTCTGACGAGCGTGGATCAGGCGGTGTCGCGTGGCACGATGCCGACAGAGCTCAGCTCGGCGTGCTTGACGGCCGTCTTGGCCGCGTCATCGACGGGGGCGTCGAAGACGAGCGCCGCCTTGGAGACGATCGCCGGACCGCGGGCAACCACGAGGCCGGTCCTGTCGCCGACCGTCGCGTCGACCGCCTCGATCAGGACGGCCGTTGCGACCTCTGCACCCTCGTCTCCGACGACCTCGGCGTCCGGCGACAGGCGGTACTTGCCCGAGGCGGTGATCCGGCCGAGGACGGATCCGAGCGCGTAGTTCGTGCCAGCCCTGAGGGTCACAGCCTCGCGGCAGTAGCTCGCATTGAGCTCGTATTTGAGCAGGTCGCCAAGGGTCGGCGACATGGTGAGAGCAGTCATGATGATCCTCCTTGTCGTCAGCTGCGGTTGGCCGAGGCGCGCTCACGCGCACGACGCACGATGGGGCTTTCGCCGCCGTTCGAGGCCGGCGAGCCGGCCAGAGACGGCGCCACGGCGACGACAGAGCTCGCCTCGACGCGTGTCGCGAGGGCGTCGAGGATGGAGCTTCGCAGCGCATGCGGCGCCACTCCCTTCGCCATGGCGTCGGCGGCGTCGATGGCGACGCCCAGCCGGGCCCCTTGGGCGGCGATGGCGGCGATCTCCGCATACTCGGCGCGCAGCCGTTCGGCCGTTTGATCGGTATTGGGCGTGTCGGTTGCTTCCGGTGCGCCAGCAGGCGGTGCCAACAGCGGAGCCTCGGGCGTTTCCGGATCGGGTGCGCAGGTCTCGCTGACGGCGGCGTCTTCGGCAGCCGGGTTGAGATCGGTTTCTACTGTCATTGCGGTCTTTCTCCTTGAAGGTTGATGAGCGCGGGCGCGTTGCGATGCGCCCGTGATGAGGCGTGGCGGGTCCAGCGCCCGGGCGAGATCCGCAAGAGCGAGATCGACAGTGCCGAGCTTGTCGGCCAGGCCGGCGTCTATGCCGCGCTGACCCCGATAGATCGCGGCTTCGGTGGCGCGCACGGCGTCGGGACTCATGTTCCGATTGCGCGCCACCAGGGTGACGAGGTCGGCATGGAGCGCGTCGACATCCGCCTGGATCGCCGACAACGCCGTATCCGAGAGCGGCTCGTGGGCATTGCCCTCGATCTTGCGATCGCCCGCGTGAACGAGCGTCCATTTGAGGCCGGCCATGACGTCGGCGACGCTCTCGTCGATATGGATGGCCACGACGCCGATGGATCCGACCTCCGCCGTCCGGGTGACGTAGAGGCGGTCCGCCACGCTGGCGATGGCAAAGGCAGCCGACAGCGCGCTTTCGCTCGCGACAGCCCAGAGCGGCTTCTGCGCGGCTTCGCGCAACGACACGAGGCGATCGACCAGGTCGAAGAGACCGCCGACCTCGCCGCCCGGCGAGTCGATCTCCAACAACACGGCCCGCACAGAAGGATCGGCCAGCGCGGCTTCCACGGCGGAGGCGACCTCGCCATAGTCGCTGGCGCCCAGAAGACTGGTGAGCCAGTCGCCACGCGTCACCAACGGTCCGAGGATCGGCACCACGGCGATGCCGGGGCCGGTAACGGAATGGCTCGCCACCGGCGGCGCATCGCGGGCCGGAAGCATGGCTTGGCGTGTATCGAGCATTGGGCCGGCGGCGAGCAGGCCGTCGAGCGCCCGCGGGGTGATCGCCAAGGGCCGGCCGCCGAGCCGGGTAAGCAGCGGATTCAATCGTGTCATGGAAACCTCAGTCGGCGGCGACGTTCGCCTGGTTGTCCGCTGGTGCTGCCTCTTGAGCATCGGTCAGCAGCCTCGGGTCGGATGAGGCGCTGCCGAAGGAGAGGCCAAGCTGACGCTCTCGCGCACGGTCCGTAGCAATCTCGGCATCGACCTGATCGGCGTCATAGCCGCGCTCGGCGAGCGCCTGCGTCCGGCTCTTCAGCCCCGCCTCGATCTGTTCGATCTCGGCGCGGGCGTCCTTCAGCGGATCGACCCAGTCCCATTTGGGCGGCAGCCAGGAACAGCCGAGATAAACGCGCCTCTGCTGTTCGTAATCGGGCAAGGCAATCGCGCCCGCCATGACCGCCGTATCGAGCCATCGCGCCCAGACCCGTCGACAGATTTGCCAGACCATGACCGAGTGCTGGTAGGCCTCAATGCGGCGGCGAAACTCGAGGAGCGCGAGCCGCGAGTTCGAGTAGTTTGCCTTCAGCATGTCATTCGACAGATACGCATACGGGATGCCGAGCGCCGCCGAGACCTGCAGCAACGTGCGGTACTGGAACGGCTCGTAGGTCTGGCCGACATCGGCAGGCGCCGAGGTCTGCACTTCCTCGCCCGGCTCCAGCATGACGATCTGGCCGGGCTGCAGGTCCATCGTTCTTTCGCCGCCTTCGTCGCTCTCCGCGACGTCGAAGGGCTCCGCCGGCGCCGGTGTGGTGATGAACAGCGCATGCATCGCCGCGACCTTCTTCCGGTCGAGCTCGGCGTCGTCGTACTGGTCGAGCAGGAACAGCTTCACGATACCCGGCGCGAAGCGCGAGATACCGCGCAACTGCCCCGCATCCACCGGATCGATCACGTGGATGACCTCGGACGCCGGCACCCGCACCGTCTCGCCGGAGAGGCCCGGATCGGTTACGTCGCCCGGATGCCGGCGCAGGAAGTGGTAGGCCACACGCCTGCCGATACGGTCGAATTCGATGCCCTGGCGAATGACATTGCCGCCCGCCACCTGCTCATTGCGCGAGAGCGGCAGCATCTCCGACGGGATCATCTGCAGCTGCAGCGGCACCATGAGCCCGTCCCCGGGCCGGCGCGGACGGAAGCGGAAGAACACCTCGCCGGCGATGAACACCTCGCGCGCGGCGCGCCGCTGCTGACCATAGAAATCGGTAAAGCCTTCGGCGTCGCTGTCGTCGGTCCAGTCGAGCCAGAGGCGCTGCACGCGCGCCTTGAGATCGGCATCGGCGATCAGGGACGACGGCTTGATGCCGTCGCCCACCACATTGCCGGCCCAGCTCTCGATGGCGTTCGCCGCATAGCCGTTGTTGCGCACGAGCCAGCGGGCACGCGCGGTGATGTCGGCGCCGGCGGCGGCGATCAGCGTGTTGAGATGCGCCCGGCTCGGCTGAAAGTGCCGCAGCCTTCGGCTTCCCTGTCCCGCTTCAAAGCCGCCCACCAGAGCGCCGATGCGGCGGCGCCACCGTGTGATCGATTCCAGCACGGGTCAGAGCCCCTTGCTTGCCGTCGTGCGAACGATGCGACGGCGCGCGCCGGTTTGCTCCTCGGCGATCCGCCGTTCGAGGTCACCGAGGGCGGCCGCCATTTCGGCATCGCTCGCATAGGTGATGCGGCGCCCCTCGACCTCAACGGTGCGCACGCCGCGCCATCGGGCGGCGAGCAGCGCATCGCGGCGCGCGATCATGTCCTCAAGCGTCATGGTCTCGGTCTCAACTCAGATAGCTTGGCGTGAACACCCGTCGGCCGCGCCGGGCACGCGCTCGTCGCACCAGACCCGCGGAGGCGATCTCTGGCGTGCCGGGGTCACAGGCCGTGGTCTCTGGCGCCGCTGTGTTGCTCGGATCGAACGAGCCGACCTGGCGTTCGAGATCGCGCCATTTCTCCTCGCCCCAGCGGTCGGCGCCGGCGATCCAGGCGGCGGCACGGGCATAGACCCGGCAGTCCAGCGCCTCGTTGCGTTCGCGCAGCTTCTGCCATTCGAGCCGCTGAAACCCGCGCCTGGTCTTCACCGTCATCAGCTGCTCGGCGACGAACTGCTTGCACCACTCGCTGTCGGCCCAAGCCGGCAGGTGGATGGTCCCTGCGGGAAAGCGCGCGCCTCCGGCACGCTCCTCGTCGGTCGGCCGTTCGAGCCGGAGGTAGCGATAGGTCTCGGCCTTGAAAGTCGAGACCGCGACTGACCACAGCCGCGCGCCGCGCCGCAATCGCTTGCCGCCGGCGGTCGCATCGACATAGGTCGGCCCGGAGACCGGGCTCGCCCGATTGAAACCCTCGACGCCTTTGACCGGCGCCACCTGCGCGAAGCCGGCGCGCCGGGCCCAGCCGTAGACCGAAGGCGCCTCGAAGCCGGTGTCGATCGCGAGGCGCGACAGGCCCATCGCCGTCCCCGAGGCGTGCGGCCAGTTGCGGCCCAAGAGACCGTCCAACGCGGACCATGCGGCGGCATGTTCGGGGCCGCCCTCGATGACAATGTGGTCGACGAGCCAGCTCTCCAGCCCGCGCCCCCATGCCCAGACATCGACTTCGATGCGATCCTTCTGGACGTCGGCGCCGGCGGTGAGAAACAAGCCGCCCATCGGCACCGTGCCGGCCGGCCAGCTCTCCCTGCGATCGTAGAGCCGCTGCCAGTCCGGCGCTTCGCCCGTCTCGACCCATGTCTCGCCCAGCGATGTATTGACAAAGGTCTTCATCGCCTCGTCGCCGTGATCCTTCGCCGACAGAAAGGTGCGCACCATGGCTTCCAGGCGGACCCAGGAGGAATAGACCTCGTTCAGATGGAAGCCGGCGATGCCGTCGAACGGGGCCTCGGCCCGCCATTCGCCCCGGCGCACGGCGGCCCAGCGTTCGGCGTCGCTCCAAAGCGCACCACAATGGCGGCATTGGTATCGCGCGGTCTCCGGCCGGTGGGCGCCGTCCGCCTCGCGGTCCCAGCGAACCTGCTCCCAGACCAGCGTCTGAGGCTCGCCGCATTCCGGGCACGGCACGAAGAAGCGGCGCCTGTCGCTTTCGGCATAGGCGGTCTCGATCCGGCTCGCGCCACGGATGGTCGGCGTCGAGACCAGCACGATCTTGCGGTTCCAGAAGGTGACGGTGCGCTTCTTCGCCAGATTGACCGGATCGCCCTCGGCGCCGGCACTGAACGGATAGCGGTCGACCTCGTCGCACAGGAGGATGCGGATCGGCCGGCTGGCCAGGCCCGACGGCGCATTGGCGCCGACGATGGTCAGATGCCCGCCGGGAAACTTCTTGTGCAGGATCTTGTTCGACCCGTCCCGCGACTTCGGATCCGAGATTCGCCCATGCAGACAGGGCGTATCGCGCGCCATCGGCGAGAAACGGTCCTTCGACCAGGTCTCCGCATCGCGTTCCGTCGGCATCACCACCATCACCGGCGCCGGGTCCTGGTCGATGTGGAATGCAACGGTGTTGAGCAGCACCTCCGTTTTGCCGGTCTGGCTCGACGACATCACGACGACGCTTTCGACCGCCGGATCGGAGATCGCGTCCATGATGCCGCGCTGGTAGATGGCCCGCTCCGTGCGCCAGCGGCCGGGCTCGGCGCTGGCTTCGGAACTCAGGCGGCGCCTGGCGTCGGCCCATTCACTGATCGTCAGGGTCGGCGGCGGCGCCAGGATCGTCAGCGCCTTGCGTGTCGCCTGCGCCAGCCGCGCCGGCCCCTTCAGCATCAATGGCGATGGCCGGGAGGTTGGCGAGTTCCGCGAGCGCTTCGGTGATCGTGTCGCGGATCTGCGCGCGCGTGCCGGCAATGGTCGTCTCCTCGTGGACGAGCGGCGCCAGTCTGTCGGGCAGGACCAGCAGACGCGCGCGCAGGCGGGCCAGCACGGCGATCCACGCCTCCTCGACCTGAGCGGCCGGCAAGAGGTCGCCGCGCCGGACAGCTGCGTCCATTTCGGCGAGATCGGCCTTGGCCTTGATCAGCCGGGCGCGCTCGACACCGAAATCCGCGGCGCCCGTCTGCGACCGCGTCGCCAGCTCGCGCAGGTAGCGCACATAGCCGCGCACCGTGCCGACGAGGTCGTAGCGCCCACGTTCGGGGCCGGTGCGAGCTGACGCCGGGATGATCCCGTCGCGCGCCAGCTGCTGGACCCGCCTTTCGGTCAGGTCCAGGAGCCGGGCGATGACCGCGATGGGTTGGGTATTGGTCGCCATGAACGGGGGCCGCTCCCGGGCAAGATCAGGTCATGTCGGGAGCCTCGCCATCACTGCAAAAAAAGCAATGAAATGATGCACTTATCGACTTGATGAGGGTGTCGATCAGAGCCTGTATGGGGTCGCCATCAAGCGCTGGAGACCGCCATGACCAAGTCCCGAAACACCGCTTCCGCCCTCGACGCATTCATCGCCAAGAAGGCGGAAATCGACACGATGCTGGAGCGCATCAAGGTGCTGAGCGACGACCATTTCGACACCAACCCCGACGAGATCAACTGGGGCCACGTTGGAACCCTCGCGCACTACGCCGAACTCCTGAAGCGCATCACCGACGCAGCCTTCAAGGAGGGCGAGCACGCCGATTAGGCGCGCCGCTTCCCGCCTTCGCCCCGATGGGCTCGCCCTCGGGGCTCGGGGCAGTAGAAGGTCCGCGATGGTCGCGCGCCTCTCCTGAATAAGGATTGCCCCATGACCAAACTCTCCGACACACAGACGATCGTCCTCAGCGCCGCCGCGCAGCGCGCGAACATGCTGGCTCTACCGCTCCCGAAGAACCTCAAGGGCGGCGCAGCGCAGAAAGTGATCGCTTCGCTCCTCAAGCAGGGCCTGCTCGAAGAGATCGATGCCGACACGCGCATCGGCGAACACGTCTGGCGCGAGACCGGCGACGGCCACGGCGTCACACTCGCGATCACCGAGCATGGGCTCGCCGCCATCGGCATCGAGCCGGAGGCCTCGCGCGACGCTGCGGAGCCGACGCAAAGCGATCACGCTGCCATCAAGACACCATCGAAGCCAAATGCCCGCCAGGGCAGCAAGCAGGCCCAGCTGATCGCCATGCTGCAGGGCGCCGACGGAGCAACCATCGCCGAGATCGCCGCCGCATTCGGGTGGCAGCCGCACACCGTGCGCGGCGCCATCGCCGGGGCGCTCAAGAAGAAGCTCGGGCTCGACGTGACCTCCGAGAAGGTCGACGGACGCGGTCGGGTCTACCGCCTCAGCCGGGAGGGCTGAGACTATGGCGAGGATCACCATCCACGACCGTCTCGTCGCCGCCCTGCAGCACCGAGGCGAAGCGATCATCGCTGATGCACGCTCGACCCGCTACACGGTCCTCACGCGAACGCGCCGGGAAACCGGCGAGCAGGTCGGCTTCTATTTCGTCGGCCGTGCCGGCGCGCTCCGGGCCGGCCGCACCGTTGCCGAGAGCCGGCCGGTGGGCGCCGACTTCCGGGCGAAGCTGCTCGGAACGCCCATCCGCTGACACGCCATCCTTACTGAGACGCCGCTGCCCGCCACGGGCGGCGGCGTTTTGCTTATGCAGTCCAAGAGCGCATCCTCTCGAACATGCGCCGCACGGCATAGCTGCGTGCCATCGAGACCAACGTGAACGGAGCGCCGATCAACAGATTGTCGCTCAGGGACACGTGCAGACCGAACAACGGAAAGACCGCGATCTGGGTCAGCACGGCCACGCCGTAGCCGATCGCGACATTGCTCAACGCCTCGATCAAAGACATCCGGCGCGACTGCTTCATGCCGCGTCCTTTGCGCCGTCGCCAGCGCCAAGACGCGCGGCTTTCACCTCTTCGAAGCTGCGATCTTCGTCGTCCAGTTTCGCCGACTTCCCCGTGAATGCCTGCCAGCGGTTGACGATCACGTCGCAGAAGGTCTCGGAGAGTTCGAGCCCAAAGACGCGTCGCCCTGTGCGCTCGCCTGCGATGAGTTGCGAGCCTGAGCCGGAGAACGGCTCGTAGCAGATCTCCCCCGGCACCGTGTGCAGCTCCATCGGCAGCGTGAATACGCGCACCGGTTTCGAGGTCGGGTGCTCGCGCGTCTCGATCTCGCTCGACGGGATAGACCACACCGTCGTCGGCCAGTTCTCGAAGCCTTCGCGGTTGACGCGCGGCTTGTTGCCCGAGCGCCAGCCGAACAGGCAGGGCTCGTGCGCCCACAGCATGATCGAGCGCGTGAGCACCGGACGGCTCTTGGCCCAGATGATCTGCTGGTGATGCAGAACATCGAATTTGGACCAGCAGGCTTCCAGCATCGCCTGGCGTCGCGAGGCATGCCAGCAATACCAGGCCGCGTCCTCCTTGATGGCGCAGTCGATGGCGACCTGCATGAACGCTTCATAGAACTGCGGCCCTTGGGATGAATCGTCCCAGTGCTTCTGCTCGATGTAGTCCTCGGACCAGTCCTTGTTCGCGATCTTCTTGGCGCGAGCGGACGCGTTCTTCTTCGTCGGATGGTTGGTGCCGTCATAGTCGACGAGATAGGGCGGATCGGTCGCGAACAGTGCGGCGCGTTCGCCGTTCATCAGGCGGGTGACGTCCTCGGCCGAGGTCGAATCTCCGCAGAGCAGGCGATGGTCCCCGAGGATCCAGAGATCGCCGCGGCGGGTGACGGGCGTGGCGGGCGGCTCCGGAACCTCGTCTTCGTCCACCAGCCCCTCGACGGGCGCCTCGGCCAGGAGACGGGCCAGTTCATCGTCCTCGAAACCGGTCAGCGCCAGGTCGAACTCGTCGAGCTTCAGATCGGCCAGTTCGAGCTTGAGCAGCTCGTCGTCCCAGCTCGCATTCTGATGCGAGCGGTTGTCCATCAGCCGGTAGGCGCGCAGCTGCGCCGGCGTCAGGCCATGCGCGATATGCACCGGCACGCTCGTCATGCCGAGGCGCTTGGCCGCCTCGTACCGAGTATGGCCGACGACGATCACCATGTCGTCGTCGACGACGATCGGCTGACGCCAGCCGAACTCGGCCAGCGAGGCGGCGACCGTGGCGACAGCCTCCTCGTTGCGTCGCGGGTTGCGCGCATAGGGCACAAGCTTGTCGATCGGCGTTTCGACGACGTCCATGGTCGGTCCGGTGCAGTGGGTGAAGGATCTGATCAGGCGGTCGCGAAACCAGCCGACGCGCTGGGCCGGCGAAACCAGTGCCGCTTCGCCGATGCACGCGAAACGAAATGCCCCCGACCGGCGGTTTCGCCATCGCCGAGGCACGCGGACGCCTAAGTATTTGAATTCACGAGACCAAGGATGCGTGCGAAACGAAATGGCCTATTTCGGCGCCGTCACTGGGAAAGCGTCGCGCCATTGCCGCCAGCATACGATTTCGGCCAGGGAGGAACCGTGCATCTCGCCGGTCGGTGATCATCCCCGCACGCGGCTCGCCCGAGCATACCCGAGAACTAGCCCAAATCGCCGATCTGTGTCTCGCCGGGAAATGTCTCAGCGAAAATTGTCTCACGCATCAAAATGAACTTGACGACCGAACGCGGTCGACGAGGAAGGCGCGCGAACGCTTCGCCGGCACTTTCTGTCCGTTGAGCTTCCAGGTGATGACGCTTAGGCCGTACTCCCAGCGGCGGCACGCCGTGGCGCGGGAGATCCCGAAGCGCCAGCAGATCGGCTTCCACGGCGTGCCCTCCGCGCGTGCCCAGACAAGCCGGGCATCGTCGGGCTCCAGCCATCTGAGCCAGGGCAGCGTCACCTCCATGCGGCTGATGGCGTCGGGCAAGGGCGGCGGACGCTTCATGCACGGCGGCTCCTGACCGACGAGATCAGCGAACTCATGCACGATCTTCGGCCACACCGAGAAATAGCCCTGCACCCGAACCTCGGGCAGCCGCTTCATGACATCGGCAGCTTCGATCAGCCGTTCCTCGACCTGTTCGCGAGTCCAATCAGCCATGCCGTTGCTCCGTCGGCTGGCGCCGTCCGCCATAGAGCTTCTCGCCGAGCTGGCGAACCAGTTCTCGCTCGGGCCAGGTGAGGCGCGGATCGGTGGGGCTGACGACGAGTAGGCCCTGCTCGCGCCAGCCCTCCCGCTTGACCTCTTCGGCCGACCGGCGTTCGCCGCCATATCCTTTCGGCAGCCACCTCATCGTCCGACCTCCTGCAGCACCGCTGCATAGCCGGCGATGTCGAGGATCGAATCCTGATGCTTCGGATCGTGCCCGAGCCGCGCCAGCTTCAGATCGATGAGGCAGAGCACGACCTCCGCCGTGATGGGCCGGCCGAGCGTGATCGACCAGCGTCTGGCGACCACGGCCATCGCGGCGGCGGGTTCTCCGTAGATCTTGCGGCGCTCGGCGACGACCGACGCGGCATGCCTGAGCATCGTCTCCCCGCTCATCGCACACCTCCATCGGTCTCGATGGCCCAGAGCAGAATGGCGATGGCGTCGGCTTCATTGTCGTCCGCGGGCGAGAAGCCGCGCGCGCGAACGGCAGCCATGACGGCGGCCTTGTCGGCGTTGCCCTTGGCGGCGACGTGCCGCTTGATCGTGCCGACGGGAACGCCCTGATAGGCGATCGCGTGGCTCTCGCACCAAGCGCTCAGCGTCGCCAGAAAGCCGCCATAGAGATGGGCCGCGTCAGTGCCGATATGGCGCCGGACCTCCTCGAAATAGATCGCCGCGAGACCGCCGGCGTCGGCAGTGATCTGGTCCAGCCAGCTCCGGAAGCGCAGGTAGCGCATGCCGCCACCGTCATAGCGGCTCGGCCGGAAAGAGACCGTGCCGCTTGTGATCAGGCCGTCATGGCTGCGCAGGGCCCAG